CATCGGCATCTTGTGCCCCACCACTACCCGCGTCACAGTTAACCGATACAGATGTTGTTGACTTAGTTCCTGCTGGGGCAATATAGACAACCAAAGCGCTTGCATCACGATAACTAGCTACCATGGCATAATTTGTATCTGCAAAAGCGGTAGTAAAGTTAACAGTATAGCGACCAGAACTTGCTCGACTTGTGCTTGTGACATTGTACCCAGCAATAAGCGCACCAGTATTGCCGTTAAAATAACCCCATGCCTTTGCAACCCCAGGGTGATTTTGAACTACATTTACCGATGGAACTCTTGTTGTATCTGTAGCAGTTGCCATTTCAGCAGCCGTTGCAAGCTCTACAACGCCCGTAGCTGTAGTTGATGCTGCCTGTTTAAGGTTGGAAAATGCAGTAGCTGCATCACTAGCGCCCGTTCCACCATCGGCGATAGCAATATCGGTTCCGCCACTAATATAGATTGTGCCGCTGGCGTCTTGCATTGTTAAAGTGCGTGTCGTGCCAGTAGTTAAGCCATCAACTTCAAAAGCGAGCTTTTTGGTCGCATCAGCACTACCAATAACCCTAAACGCAGAATCAACAAACTCATTTGTAACCGCCGCAGAAATATCTGTAGCTAATTGAAATTGAGTGCCATCATAAATAAGGGTTATAACCTTCCCGCTTGTAATATCATCACTAGCAAGAGCGGTAGCGCCGTTTTTAGTGATTGCTTTAGCTGCCAAGCCATTAACAGCCAATGTCACAGCGCCTGTATTAGCCTGGTGAGAGTTAAAACTTACTGTAAGGCCAGCAGCGTAAGTCGTGATAGCTGGGGTAAGGGTAATGGCATAAGTATTGGTGGAACCTGTGCTAACACCGCCCCACACAATGGCCCCATCTTGCGTTTGCCCCACGCTAGCATAGTGCGTGCGCGCCGTGCCGTCAGCGACACCAGTATGCTTAAACCCGCCCATAGGAAGGTTTGCAGTAGCATTATTTTGACCATCTTTAGTTAAACAGTTGTTAATCCCATTAGCCATATCTAATAGATAAGTATCAAAACGGCTTGCCAAAATATTTGGATAAGTGACGCTATCGCTAACCCAAGTCCAGAGCCGTGTAAATGTTCCACCTGACCAAGCCATCTCTAATTTACTCCTGCATATTTAAGCTCATTATGCCCTATTTGGCCCTGCTCTAATAGCATTTTTTCTGCCATTTGTGGGGATAGATCATATGCCAACATCAACGCGGTGCGTTTAGCGCGGGCTGGCGTTTGGTTTGCCCAAGAAGAGCGCATAACGCCATACATAACCGCCTCTGGGTTATTGCGACTAAGGGCTGATAAGGTATTCTTAAAATCTTTAGTGCCCTTAGGGCCAAGTTGATAAACCATGCTTTCAAGGGCTGCTTGTTGGTTTTCACCCAACTTGGAAAAATTAGACACTAGTGTTGGTGCTATTTTAGCTGCGCGCTCATGCTTAAATTGGAATAGTTTTTGAGCGCTTGCCTCGCTTAATTCTTGTTTACCAGATGCCACACGGTCAAAGTTCTCGCTTATCCCTGCTTTTTTCCAAAACTCGCGCGCTCCGTTTTGCTCCATATTAAATCCAATTCCAACGGTTTTTTTGCCCTTTGTATCTTTATAAACGCGAGGTTCATAACCTTCCTCTGTGATAATGTGGGTTGCAGATACAGGATTTGCATTTGGCGCTTTGATTGGAGGAGGGGGAGGGCCTGCTGGGTTGAAATTAGGATTAGGCTGATTATCTTCCTCTGGCGGCTGTTTTTGCTTTTCAATAGCTTTATCAACGAGGTTGATGGCCCCACCAACACCGAGTGCCCCACCGCCAAGAACACCAAGGGTGGCCGCCGCATCTGGGCTTTTGATTGCCCCGCTTTGGCCATTAGATACAGGAGAACGCGTAATCGCACCCGTTGGTGGTGTGGATGGGCCAAAAGGCGATGGAGGCAATGTGTTATCAACACCCATAAGGTCTCTTACAGCACGGCCTGCGCGCTCAGGAATGCTTGGGGCGTTGCGCAAGGCATTATTAACCGCTCCAGCTCTAGCTCTCATTATGCCTTTTTCACCAACCTGAGCAGCTAAACCAAGTGCATTCCCAGCCAATAGCGCAGGGTTAGCAATAGATGCCCCAAGGTTGACGGCGCCCACTAGACGATTTGGCCCAAGAGCGCCAACCACCTTCAAAGCACGCTGAAAGTTACCTGTAACAGCAGCTTGCTCAATAGTTTTCTGCTGCTGTGGTGTTAAAAACTTCATCCGCTGTTCATCGTCAGCCAGATTGCGAATAAAGTTAGTAGCGGCTGTTTCATATGTTGTACCGCGCGCGCGCATTTTAACTTCGCGCTCTAAATCATCAGCAATACGGCTCGCTTCATATACCTTGTTAGCATCGCGGGCTTGACGATTAAGCAGGATGCCTTCTTTTGGTGCCCCAGCCACAAGGTTTGCATCATTATCCATAAACTCAGCAACGGTTGCGCCAATTCTCTTAGCAAAAGCGCCGTCTGCGCCTTCTGGGCCTTTATATGCGCCTTGGCGTAAGCTATCAATACCAGGCAATGTCGTATTTTGCCCCTCGCGCACGCGGTTAAGCATTTGTCGCGTGTATGGGTGGCCATCAGGAGAATATCCGCTGCGAATAAGCTTCTGTTCTACCATGTCTGCTACTTGAGCAAGTTTAGTTTTATCGTATACCGTGCCGCTATTTTCCGCCGCTTGATATAGATTTGTTTTAACCTCTTGGAGCTTGGCGGTTTTAGGCGTGAATACAGGCTCAGCACTATTAAAGCCTTTAGCAAAACCCGTTCCTGCTTTAGTTAAGGCTCTATCACCAAGCATAGCAGCACCAACACCAGCGGCTAAACCTCCAGCGGCTTCGCCAACCTTGCGTCCATCTTCTCCACCTACAAGCTCACCAATATATCCACCAAGGGGCGCTCCGACATCAGCTCCAGCGGCACCAGTTACACCAGATGCAACGGCACGCGTGACCATAGGCAAGCTTGTGGCAGCCTTAGCACCAGCGAAAGGCAACGTAGCAAGAGCTTGACCACCAGCATTGGCGTAACGCCCTGCGGTTGTCTCAGCCGCACGCTCTTTCGTTCCAAGGAGTTTATCAAGGCCTTTGCTTAGCGGAGCTTGTTCGGCATAGCCACTAAACGTATCGCCCCAGCCTTCTTTGCCACCTGTTGCCTTATCGGCCAGCGTGGCAACGGCGGCACCACCCATGTCAATAAGGTTTGGGATGCCTTTAACAAGACCTTGGTTAAATTGAATACCAACGTCTTTAAGCGTGTTAACTTGCTCTGGTTGTTCTTGTGGCTTTGAAAAAAAGCTGTCTAATGGAGGGCGAGACTTTGCAGTTGGTTGCACCATAAAGCTGTCAAGTGGTGGCCGCTCCATTATTGAACTCTCAAGTATTGTTGAATCTCCGCTTCTGTGTATCCAGCCGCCCTAGCTGCTGCTGCATTGAATTGTCCTTTAGGAGTAGCAACAACGCCTTGCTGTGGTGCTTGATTGGCTTGAGGCGCCTGTGGAGCTACCGCTTGCAACGGCATACCTGTATCATAGTCAAGGCCCTTATTAGCATAAAACTGGCGGATTTCAGGCTCACCAAATGGGCTACCACGGCGCGCGGCCTCTTGCTCAGCAGCAGCTAAGTCACGGCGTCGTTCAAGGATACCTTTAAGCTGTGCAATACGCGCCCCGCGCTCGTCTTTAGTCATATTTGGGTTGAAAGAAGCGGCGGTTTTGGCTGTTGATACATCGACGTTAGAAAGCTGAGCGCTGCCCATAAGAGGTTTAAGGCTTTCAGCGCCCATTGTGGCAGCAAGGCTTTCAAGCTGCGTATAGTCGTTACGCCCTGCCTTCATCCCTTTTGTCATGGCTGTATCGTTAGTGACACGCCCTAATAGTTGTTTGCCTAATGCTGGGTAGCCTGCATCCGCCGTGCTATTGAGGCGTTCGGCGGCATTAGCCATGTTCAAAGTGTTATTAAGCTTGGCCACATCATTATCTGGCTTGACGGCGTTGTTAGCAAGGTTCTTTCCAAGTTGCACCCCCATAGCTTTATTGCCGCTACCGCCAAGGTTAATTTCTGTGCCGTCAGGCATAACCATATTAAATCCACCATTGCCTTGCTCAAGCTTTTGCCGACCTTGGTCAAGTTGTGCTTGTTGGTAAGGGGTGATTGGCTCATTAGCCTTGGCGGCGTTTTCAAATAGTGCTTTTTGCAAAGCTGCATCTGTTGCCATTTTGTTATCCAACATAGCGCCTTGCACCCCCATACCGATAGGCGCTGTGTCAGCATTGCTCATCAAAGCTTGGGCCATCTTGCCCATATCGCCTTTTTGGCCTTCCCAATTAATAGTTATGCCATCATTATAAGTTTTAGTTTCTGGCTCCCATCCTTGGCCAAGGCGCATAGCCTGAGAAAGCGCGCTTTGCACATTATCTTGCTTGGCAGCTTCTTCGTTCTTAGCTTCGCGCTGATATTTACCAGCAAGCCCACCAGCGACTACACGCGCAATGGCCTCACCCCATCCGCCTTGAGCAGGAGCGCCACTAAGAGCCATTTGGCTAAGACTTTGTGCTGCTGTTAATCGTGGATCGTAAAGACGCTTCAAATCTGCTTTAGATTGTGCCGTGTCACCAAAGAGAGCTTGTAATCCAGCCATTAGAGTTCTCCATATTTAACGGCCATAAAGCCGTTTGGCATTGTTACAACGGCGCTTGGTTTAATGCGCAGCACCTCTTGTGCCATAACACCAACTTGGCGCATATTGCTGCCCTTATATTCGTAAGAATACCACTTATAAGGCCCGATTTTACCAATGCGGCGGATATTCTTTTTAAGGCGGCGGTCTGAAGCCATAGCAGCACCAGCGGCAGCGCTTCCCAAAGCGCCGATAAGCGCGTTTCGGCTGCCCATTTTCTGGTTATACGCATTTTGCGCAGCATTACTACTTAATGCTGTTGCCCCAATAACATCCGTTGATGCCACGCCAGTATTTGGCGTGCTAACATAGGTAGGTTGTTGAACACCCGTTCCACTACCAAGCAGCGCCGACATCTCATTAAGAGGCTGGTTTCGCTCCGTAAGAGCATTGGCAAGTTGTTGCTGGTAAGCGCCGCTCTCAAGGTCAAATTGTCGGCTTTGTTCAGCACCGCCAGCATTAATCGCTTGGTTTTGTGCGGTCTGGTAAGCATCGTTTTTACCAAAGTTAAAATCACGCATAGCGTTGGTGTAAGCCTCTGAACCTTCACCAATGCCTTGATTTACCAAACGAGTGCGCAAGGCGCGCTCATCATCTTGGAAACGCGGATCAAGACGGCTTGTCTGTTGTTGCATCAGGCTATCAATAACCTGTTGCCGTGTATCGGCGTTAGCTTTTGGCTGTGGGCCAAAATTGCTTAGTTTAAAGTCTTGACCTACAGCCTGACTAATTCGCCCAATTTGATCACGAGCAAGGTTGCTGGTATCAAGTTCAATGCCTTGTTGGGCGTCAAGCGCGGCTTGTTGGGTTGGGTTAAGAGTTTGAGTAGCTGTGAATTGTGGTGTTCCATCAGCCCATTTTCCGCTTTGGGTATAAGTTAAATTGCCGTATGGGGTAACTTGGTTAGTGCTGTTAAGGCCAGCTTGTGTAATCGCAGTCTCACGGTTAGCTGTTGCTTGGGCGGCGGCTGTAGCTGCGGCATCTGGAACCGCAGGTGCTTTTGGTGAAGAAAATAAGCCGCTCATTTTAACCCTCTCTGTATTTCCATTTTGCCTCAGCATCACGCTTTGTCAAGCCATACAAAATGCAATCATCAATCAGGAATCCGTGTCTTATTTTTCCCTCTTCTTGGAATCCTATTGTTTTTACAAGTTTACGGCTTTTATCAGCGCGTTTTGGCACCATTGCTGTTACCCGCTGACATTGTAACTTCTCGAACGGATAAAGCATAGCATTTTTAATCATTCCACGCAATAAAGCTCCATTATTTCCATCAGGCAGTTCAAGGGCAATCGCAACCTCTATCCCTCTATACCAAGGAACATAATTATAAAAGGCCAATCCTAAGGCAATTTGGTCATCAATTTTATACCCAAAGCAAGTAATAGGATAATCAGGGTTAGCATCAAACCCTCGGCGTTGAGGATCAGGGGTGCGTGCCATTAGCCATGATTTAACCTCTGCATTATCATAGCAAAGTTCAAACATTAAATAAGCCCGCCCGTATCCATAATCCAATCAACAGCACTAATGCTCATCGTTACGCCTTTAGTCCTTGATTGCATTCCAAATGATGCACAGCGACCCTGAGAACCACCAGATAGCCATTTTTGCGTTAGCGTTTGTTCGGCGCTCCAAGCACTCCCCCATGCGCTCCCCCAAGGCGTTCCACTTGCACTGAGGCTTGTGCTGTTGCTTATTGGGCGATTTGTAAAATCCGTATTAACAACGTAGCCATAACTTAAATTGCCACTTGAGCTATAAACTGGCCTTACCATTTGAAACCGCTTTACTTGTGGGGTATCAAAATACATAAATGATGTCTGCATTTCTGATGTTATGAAATCGCCATCAAAATCATTTCCATTGTCAAAAAGCATAATCCGCCCATCAATTGTTCCAAAGTAGGCATTTTGGTCACTTATGGCCCACGATGTGGCATTTAACCCTTTGAATCGGCACCACGCCCCATTCTCAGTATTCACAACATATTGCTCTATTTCAGCGTTTTCAGATAATGGAACGTTAAAAATCGCCAGCCCATCGCGTGGGTAGCTAACAGCCTCCCAGCCAAAGTTTCCACTATATGCCTTAGTTGCCGCTGATACTGTAGGAGTAATTTGCTCTGATAAAGCAACCGTACTTGCAGCACTTTCTCCAAGGCTTAAAACACGACTCAAAGGGATAAACCCTTGCTGAGTAATTACAACAAGGTCGTTAGCATAACTAAACATACACCGACGCCCAATAGGTTCGCCTACTTCAAAAACTCCAATCAAAGACCAATCAGAAGAACTGCCTGGGTCTGAACGCTGATAAACAAGGGCTTCGCCTTCTGAGGTAAGAAATACAGCTAGATCATCCATGCCATTCCCGCCATCTCGCGTCCACGTTCCCATAGCCATTAAATATCCACCGCGGCTACACCATTGACCTAACTTAAACTCTTGAGCAACCCCACCAATGCTGCTGATAGGAAGATACCAAAAGCTAAGGCTGTCTTTTTCTACAAAAAACAATCTGTTTTTGAACACATTAACATGAATTAAGTCAGCCGCCGTTACGCCTGTAATCGCTGGGGATGTAGAAATTGCCGTGCCGTTATAGTTAATCGGGGCGTCGGCACCATTAACCGCAAGCACAAAGTTGCCACCAGCAGTTTCAAAATTAACCCATTGCCAACGGTTGTTGGTATATCCGCTTGCTAAGCTTGATGCTGCTCCGGCGCTTGTGGCATTGTAAATGTTATTGTTCGCCGCTGCCAATAACTTTTTACTACTTGGACCGTTCCAAGCCATAAGCGTCTCAACGGCGCCGGATCCAAGGCCAGTTGCGTGCTCGGTAAAGCCATTTATCAAATCCACGGTATTTGCACGCGGCACTATGTTATCTAAGACAAGCGCCTCATTTGGAGCCATTTGGCTTATGTTTTTATTTGTCACCCAACCAAGTGTTGGCGCTGGCGTTGAGCGAGAAATCTGCGCCATTAGCTGCTTACCCAGTTACCCTCAGGCACGGTTGCGTCTAAACCAA